CTGCAATCTGCGTTTCTTAGCCTTCCTTAGGCGATGCGCGACGTGTAATAGTCTCCAATCACTCTCCAGTGATTGTATGCATGTCCAGCGTAACGAGAATTGACATCAATGGGCCAACCTTTTAAAGGGTCACCCCAAATGTTAACCGTTACATACTTAATATCATACTTAGGTCTTTCGGCTCTAAGCATGTAACAACCGTTCACAATGCGGCTTCCGATCGTAGAAATAACTATGCCTCCCCAATTGACAGGCTCACGCCAGTCTTCTGAGTGGGGTCTGTAAGAATTAGTAGATCCTAAACGGATCCACTTCATCTTAACAGAACCATCATAGTTACAAACGAAATTCAGACGGATTGCACTCCATGCTATTCTCTGCCGGTACCTGACTACTGCCAATTTCCTTTTGGGTTGGCGGACGTCAAAATACCACAAAGCAGTAGGTTTGGTAAGATCTTTACCTACATGGAGGCCTTGGTCATCGTTATATGTATTAGGAACCATTGGTATGGATCCTTTACAATCAACTCTAATCTGGCGTAGCAGCATGTCCATCGTCTTTGGTAAGAAGATGGTATGCAAAGCTGACCAACGTATGAGTCTATTTGCTAACGATAACTTCTGTTGTACTGTGGATAGATCTTCACAGTACACAGGTCGAACTGGATATCCATTATGGAAATCAGCCCCGCAACTTTCGCGGAACGGACCGGTCACGAACGTCTTATCGACGTTAATAACCATACCCCAGGATGACAAAACTCTCTGCAACAGAGGGTAAAGTCTCCTGTCGATGATGATATCATCGCCAAAAACAGCGTAAGTCCTTATTTCCTTGCCATTGTAGATGGCTGAGGTTGGTATGTTGGCTAATTTATGCAACACACGAACCAAGGCTGTCAAGATGAGCGTCATGACGACGAACGTATAACCACAACCCATTGTAGAGAAGACCTCAAGGAGGCCCACCTTATCAATGCCGTTTTCATCGTAGCTAAAATGTCTTGCGTGAATCGCACGACATAGATCATAAAAGACACTAGGTAATGTAGCTCGAGCTAAACACTCGGGATAATTACTAGCGGATTTTAGATCGACTGTCACCAGTCTTAGCTGTGTATCCGATGACGGGAACCATTCGATCGAACCAAGGTAAGCCAATTGGCGATTTAAATCCTGTTGGGATTCAAGATCAAACCAATCAAGCCGCCTGGCACGACCAGCAATGATGTTATGACAACTTAGTTGCAGGGAACAATCGAGAGTAGGTTGAGTCATGATTTCACGATCAGTTTCGAAATTCTTCGGCACAGTCGTTAATTTTGGAATAACAATCTTGTCTTCATGACCATACACATTACGGCGGTATTTCTCCGCTATGTAAATGATACGGTTAAACAAGCATAATCCAGTATAGTACTTGAGTACATACTCGTCACTAAAAGTTACATGTGAGTCAAATAACTTACGGTAATAGGATGTGTCGATGCCATCAAGGCCGACAGAGGTCCCAGGACCTGTAGTAACGTTCTCAGACAATTCTTTATCACTAAAGAACAATGTCTGGTCGCTGTCGTAAAAGAATGACTCAAGCTCAACGCGAACTTCATTTGTAATGAAATTAACGTAAGGATCGTCAAATTTACGATTTTTATACCATTCTTGATTCACAAGCTTAGCACGTTCATTATCGCTGATAAAGCGATCGATAGCGGCAAGCCTGCGAGAATCTTGAGATGGAACGCTTGCGTTCGTTTTACCAATAAATTTCTTTGGCAAAGACTTAGACATAGCGTTAACAGCAACCTGCTTCGACAACGGGAGTTCCCCGTCTAAAGCCGAAGCGAGATCTGAATTAAGGTTTTCAACAAGTCTATCAAAGAACGATCTTCGCATAATATAACCTTCCCTAAAAGGAGAAAAGTAAAGAAAACCAGAATAGCCCTGAACTTAGCCAAGGCTACCCGTCACAGCGGTATCACCTGCACCGGCACTGTTAGCTGAAAGAAGACCAATGTGAGCACTAATTAAAGCGCGCACGTTAGCCGGATCAGCCGTATCAGCACCTGCAGGTAAATCGATAGTCGTACGAATAATGCCAACATCAAACTGACCAGCTTGGATAAGCAGGCCTTTTCTAGTTAGCACACCATACGCGTTTCGAGGTACTTTTGTGAACTTACCGGTGACACCATTTAGGAACTTCGCAAGAAGAACTTTTAAAGTGCCTGGTCTACGTACAGTACACGTAAACGGTGATTGCACCGAATGCGTTGTGACGCCGGCTTGGGTCCCGCCTAAAGCCGAAACAATTGCTTGCTTCGAGTTCAGATCAGGAGCTTGATCAGCGACAGTTGTATACGTAGGGGCTGTAAACCCAGTTTGGGCACCGCCGGTTATGGAAGCAGGTATGGACATTGCCATAAATAAACTCCAGAGTAATGCCTCACGGCATGAGAAATAAAAGAAAGCCTACCCAGGTATAGTTCTATAGATTTTCTTATAGACTGTACCAATAACAGGTAACTTAGATGCAGCTAAAGCGATTATATTCGCAGACTGCGCTAAGGACGGTACTTTAACCTCGAACTTTGGAATGAACGATGGTGATGTGACCGGGCCACGTTTAAGGTTGATGCTGATTATATGGGTTTCCCCCGTAGTCGATTGCTCAATTACGTAGTTTCCGTTCGGTACCTGAGGGATATGCTTAACGACTGCTTTATTTTGCAGAACTTCGGTTTCCCAAAATCTGGTCCATAGAGTAAAATCGAAAGAGTGACCCTCAATAACAGATTGGAGGTTACTAAAATAATCAGCTAGGAATGAGTACGGCATTAGCTCGTACGCAGCTGGAAGGACATCCTGCCATTGAGTTGATAGAGTTCTATAAGTGGAAACACCGGGAGAAGGCGCCCATGTAGCCCCCAGACCATAAGAAAAGGTCTTGGAAAGGGTTGCAACAGACGTTACTATTCCAGCGAATCCAGATTGGTTCTCTACTGAACTGTTATAAGCAGCATGCCTAGTTCGGGTTGCAATACCAACGAACTCGATCTTCGACGACACACGGATTCTTGCAGGGTTTTCAATACCAGATGATCCAGATAATTTGTCGAGTGCCACGAGGCCCTCGGTGATGTCTGAAATCAATGGTTTGTAGCCGAACTGCAAAGAAAGCCAGTTGTCAGCAGCTAACTTCCTAATATCGGATGCAGATCGGACGCGTTTAAAACGACGTCCAATACGATCTGTAATCACCCGATGATCCTTGTTGAGTTGGTTTGCGAGAGTAGTTGCAGTACCTGCAACTTCATGTGCCGTTTTACGGGCCTCGGCCAACACAACTAATGCCTTAAAACCTTCAGTAGCCTTTTTCATGAACTTGATACGAGATTGATTCCTAGTGGACTCAACCTGTTCAGGTGTGAAAATATTGGCTACCCAATCACAATCAACACGGTCCGAATAGAAACCAATGTGATCGTTAAAGATTGGATTATTGAAGGTTCCAGAGGTCGACTGTACGTTAAACACTTGTGATTTAACAAGCGTAGAACGAGTCGGCTGCACATGGGGTGGTAAGGATATCACCCCGGAGCGATTGGATATAACACCGAAAGGGAAGACCGCAGCTGTATTACTGATAATAATCCCGTCTTGTCTTCTTATGTAGAAGTCAGACGAAACGTTACGGTAAGTATCAGACCACGGTCCTAATTCTCTTCGATATTTAGCCATATTGCACCATGCACAAGGAACGGCAGGATCCCCCCAG